CCGCCTCGACCAATGGCGCAACCACGAAACCTACGCGCTCATCGGCAAACCCATCATGCTCGGCCAGGGCATGAACCTGCAGCAATGCAACACCGCCGTGTTCGTCGGAATCTCGTGGAAATTCAACGACTTCATCCAAGCCTGCCACCGCATCCAACGCTTCGGCCAGACCCGGACCTGCACTATCCACGTCATCTACGCCGAATCGGAACGCGAAGTCACCGACGCCCTCAAAACCAAATGGGCAAGAGACAAGGAACTGACCAAGAAAATGACCGCCATCATCAAAGAACACGGGCTATCCCAAACCGGCATCAATGAAGCCCTCACCCGGGCCATGGGCGTGGACCGGATCGAAGCATCCGGGGAAGGGTGGCTCCTAGCGAACCAAGACTGCGTCAAAGAAACCACGTCAATGGCCGAGAACAGTGTGGACCTGATCGTCACGTCCATCCCATTCTCGAACCATTACGAATACACGCCCGACTACTCCGACTTCGGCCACACAGATAATAACGACCACTTCTGGGCCCAGATGGACTACCTCACCCCGCAACTCCTCCGCGTCCTCGCACCGGGCAGGATCTACGCCTGCCACGTCAAGGACAGGATCAACTTCGGCAACGTCACCGGGGCCGGAATCCCCACGGTCTCCCCATTCCACGCCGAAGCGCTCTTCCACGGGGTGAAGCACGGCTTCGACTACATGGGCATGATCACCGTCGTCACCGACGTCGTCCGGGAGAACAACCAGACCTACCGGCTCGGCTGGTCCGAACAGTGCAAGGACGGCACGAAGATGGGCGCAGGCTCACCGGAATACATCCTGCTCTTCCATAAGCCTCAGACGGACCGTTCCAAAGGCTACGCCGACACACCCGTCACCAAGACGAAAACCGACTACACCAGGGCACACTGGCAAGTCGACGCGCACGCATTCTGGCGGTCCAGCGGCAACAGATCACTCACCACTGACGAACTCGCAGCCCTCCCGCCCGAACAGCTCTCCCGTACCTTCACCGAACACACCCTCCGCGAAACCTACGACTATGAAGCGCACATCCGCGTCGGCGAAACCCTCGAAGCCACAGGTAAGCTCCCGGCCACGTTCATGTCCCTCGCGCCAGGGTCGTGGCACCCCGAAGTGTGGCACGACATCAACCGGATGCTCACTCTCAACGGTGAGCAGAAGCGCCGCAACGTTCAGATGCACGTTTGCCCGCTCCAGTTCGACATCGTCGACCGGCTCATCGAACGCTATTCCAACTCGGGCGACCTCGTATTTGACCCGTTCGGTGGCCTCGGAACCGTCCCCCTCCGGGCGCTGAAAGCCGGCAGGAAAGGCCGGTCCTCCGAACTGAACACCGGATACTTCCTCGACTCTGTGAAGTACCTGCAGGCGGAGGAACGCAAGCGGGACATGCCTACCCTGTTTGACGCCATCGGTGCCTGACAATGCGTATTCGTGGGACGAAGCCTGAGTTTTGGAAGTCGCGCCGGATCGCGTCGATTCCCACCGAAGTGGCTTTTGACGGCCCATTCCCAACCGGGAATAAACCTTACGTTGACCTACCGCGCGCGACCGGGAACTCCCGGTTCGTTTACCTGCTTCTTTCTAGCGTGGGCAAACCCGTTTATATCGGGCGCTCATGGCGGCCTGCCGACAGGTTCTCCAGCCACCGCCGCAAGTCTTGGTGGTCTCAAGTTGCGCACCTTGTGATCATCCGCGTCAGCGGTGCCAGCCCGGTCGAGGCCGACGTCTACACGGCACGCGTCGAGCAGGTGCTTATTGAAGAGTTGGCACCGTCAGGAAATATATCGGCCGGCCATAGGAGGTTAGTGCCCGATGGCACGTATACGAAATATTAAGCCCGACTTCTGGACTGACGAAAAGCTCGTGGAACTGGAACCGGTCGACAGGCTCTTGTTCATCGGACTGTGGAACTTTGCCGATGACGAGGGCTACCTGCCTTACTCGCCTAAGCGGATCAAGATGCAGGTGTTCCCGGGGGATTCTCTAGAAATTTCTAGATCTTTACAGAATCTTATTTCAGCCAGGGTCCTAACTCTGTACTCCTCCGAAGCGGGCGAAGTGCTCCACGTCACCAACTGGGCCAAGCATCAGAAGGTCTCCAACCCCACAAGGTCAAAATATTCAGGTATGACACTAACTCCGGTAACACAAAAACCCCGGAAACAAGCGGAAGTTACCGAAGAAACCCCTGCGCACTCGCCAAGTGGTACAGAAAGTTCGAGAGAACTCCGTACGGAAAGGGAAAGGGAAAGGGAAAGGGAAAGGGAACAGGGCATCCCACTCACCTCACGTACTCAAGTCACCAGCGAAATCGCAAAACGCGACCTGCCCCGAAACCGGGCATCCCGAATCGTCAACAGTTGGCTCGACGAACAGGCCACCCGGCCGCCCGGGAAAGTCATATCCGACGCCGCCGCCCAAATCCAGGCACTCACCGCCGAAGGCATCGCCGACGAACACATCGCCGCCGGAGTACGCGAATGGTGGCAAGGCCAATACCCGGCCAGCATGATCCCCAACTACGTAGCCAACGCACAAAACGGGCGCGGCCAACCCAAAGCCACCGGAACCAAACGCGCCGCCGACATCCTCGCCATAGACACAAGCTCCATCCAGTAGGAAAGGAACACCGAAATGACACCCGAAGAAACCAAGCAGGTCCTCGCGAAGGCCGCATTCACCGACCATCGCACTGTTGACATCCAGTCGATCCGTGTATGGCACGAAATCATCGGCCACCTCGACTACCCGGACGCGCTCGACGCGCTCACACTGCACCGCAGGGAAAGCGCCGAATACCTCCAGCCCGTGCATATCATCACAGGCGCCCGACGTGTCCGGGCAGACCGGGCACGGGACGCCGGGAAGCAGCGCGCACTCACCGCCGCACCACCCAAGCCGGACCTCACCGAGCCGCAGCTGCGTCGCCGCATCTTCAACAGCCCCGAGTTCAGGGCGGAGTTCGAGAACGGGCGCGTCCAAGGCAACGCCGACCGCGCCTACCAGACCGAACTCCGCAACACCGGGGACCGACGCAAAGCCGTCCAAGCCGCCCAGGCCAGCAGGGACGCCGCACGCGCAGCACGACAGGCGGACCGGTGAGCGCCGGATACAAGGCCGACGCGGACATCATCGTCGACCTCACACGGCAAGGACTCAGCGCCCGCCGGATAGCCCAACGTCTCGGCGTCCACGAGGCGACCGTCAGGCGGTGGCGGGTCCGCACCGGGATCTCAAAGGCACCCGCCGGATGCACCCGCCGGTACACACCCGAGGAACTGGCCATCTTCGCCCGGTGCATCGCCGACGGGTGGTCATTCACCGAGATCAGCCGCACCTACGGAATCAACCGCGACTGCCTGGCCCGGCACTTCCCCGGCAAAGCATGGACCCGCCCGCAGATCGCCGAATACGCGGTCATGGTCCGCCGCCGAGGCAGAGGCAACGACCATGACCCGTTCAACCAGTGGCGGGAGCCAACCCGCCAAACGGCACGCACCGCCACACGCGGACGGCAAGCAGCCACGAAAAAGGGCACGGTGACCCAATCACCCACACCCGCACCCCGGAACGCTTAGAAAGGCACACAGCGATGACATCAGCAACGCAGATCCAAAAGATACTCGAAGCCGAACCATGGGTGGACCCCTACCCCGAATACAACGAATGCACCAGGTGCGGCATCAGCGTCGGCCAAACCTGCGCCGGAAGCACCGGGCTATGCCACGACTGCTACTACCTGCGGCCCTACGTCAACGACCGGTCCCGCACCATGTTCCGGCCAGATTTCGAGACCGCGTACTTCTACAACCCCGACAGGTCCGGGCTCATCGTCAACACCGCCCAACTCCGGGACGCCGGACTACCCACCCGAGCCGTCGACGTCCAAGACGACCCCGTCTCCCACTGGTACATCACCGACGACCTCCGCTACAACGAATACCCCGTCACCACCATCACCCGCGGCACCGTGCTACTCGACTCATGGCAGGGCATGAACCGGGCGAAGATCCGCAAATGGTCCGCCGAAGCGACCAGGCAAAAGACGGCGGCGAACGAAGCAATTGACAACCCACAAGGAAAGGTAACAACGGCATGAAAGGCGAAGAGGTGTTGCGGGCCGGGCTGGAGAAGGCAGCGTATGACGTGCAACGCATCCCGTTGCTGCCCCGGGTCCGGGACGATGACCTGAGCCGGCTGGCCGACCGGATCGCAACCATGAACCTGCGGGACCGGCGGAAGTTCG